CACCGGAGTGCCGCACCATCCGTTTTCAGAATTCCACACCGGGCTGCGGCACCCGGTGAATGCTGTCCCTTACGTACTGCGTTGTTCTGCAGCGTATTGTTCGGCCATTCGTTTTTGAACGCAATGTGGAGCACTATACAAAAATGAATAGTGGCGTCAAGCCATTATTTTGCAACCAATCTTTCTGCCGTGTCTGAAATGAGATTCTGCGCTTGTGGATCTAGACGGCGAAAATTCGTCAGCAAAGTTTCTTCAGCTCCTCCGGGTTTGTGATTTCCGAGCATCGCCGCAGGAACAGCCACACGAGGTGCGGCGGCCTGCAGCACGGTGAGCGGATCCAGATAGTGCTGAAGCACCCCAATTCCGGAACCGTGAATTAGGCTACCAGCGGTGGCGTTCGCATTACTCCATTCATTTACAGAACGCTGCCGCATCAGTTTCGGATGGAAATACGTGACTCCGGCTGCCAAGCACGCCGCTTGCAAATGCTGCTTCAGGATTTTAGCGGTCCAGCCTTCAGCGTGTTGGTACGGTAACTTATGCCGCACTGAAATGATTTCTGACAGCCATGCAGGAACCGGGTACTGATGCACATACCCGGTCTTGCTCGCTTCCCAGTACAGAACTGGGTCCGATGTCGGCAGGCTCAATTGCAACCTGAGTGAATCTCGCAGCCTGAGACCAGTCCACAGCGTCAGGGCGAGCCACTGTTGCAGCCATGGTGTGGCGTGCAGGTACGCAGCGTTGATGGTTTCAAGTGCTACGGGTTTCGGCTTCGGCTTTGGTCGTCTCAATCGCTTTCCCGGGCTGAACGTCACACCAGTTGCAAACTTTATAACCGTGCAGACATCGGTGATCGTTTTTTCGATGGTGACCGGAGAAAGGCAACTGGCCCGGCATCTTTCTCGAAATGCAGCCAGCATTTCGCTTTTGATGTCCGAGCATTGCTGAACCTGCATAACCCGCTCAAATCGCCTGCAATTTGAGGCGATCATGAAACTCCGCAAACCATTGGTGCGGACGTATTCTGCGGCCTGAAACGATAGAAACATGTGTGTGCTCCAAAAGTTGAGCACTCCTTCGCGAACCAGTTCCTTCACGCCCATGAAATCGCAGAGCGCCACACACTACAGGACAGCAAAAAAATCAATATGCGAGATGTTACTACCCTCCCATACGGCAGCATCCTATGCCTGCCTCCGCAATAGACCTCCTGCCTTAGTAACGGGTGATTCCCAAGCTGAGGATGCGATTTCGATTATCGCCAGCCGCTTTTCCGTTGTCAGACGCATGTTCTCGCGAGGGGCATGGCTGCTGAAGACAAGTCTCGCAGTTACGAACGCCTGACAGCGGAAATTCTTGCAACGTCTTATTCAATCTTGTATAGTGACAGGATGCAAACAATGTTCGAAAAGAAAGCAGCAAAAAAAGCGATTGCAGAAAACCTGCATTTGTTGATGGAAGCGTTTTCGTTGTCGCAAAGCGAATTGGCTCGTCGCGCCAATGTGAAACAGGTCTTCATCAGCCGATTGCTTGATGAAATTATGGTCCCAAATTCTGTGGACCTTGGAAACGTAGCCGAAGTCCTTGGCACCACAGGAGATGGGTTAATGCGAAAAAATACTGCGAAAAATATTTTGAAGAATCTTCAGCACTCGGCTTGACAGTTAATCAAATTTGAATAACACTTCCCCCGTCGATTCGGCTTCGTAACCGGTTCGACGGGTTTTTGTTTTGAGACTTGTCGCTCGTGATTACGGATCACATCAGCCGGAGCATTCGGTTGCAGCGGCGCAACTTGTCCAGCAGAAGCTGGTCGGAGGTTGTGTATGTTTGCTTTTCTTCGTCGCCTGCGCGATGCCTGGAAGTGCCCTGCGTGTGGCACTGTGAACCCTAAGTCTGCTGGGACCGCGTCCATTTGTTCTTGCGGTGCGTATCACCGCAATTGAAACAGCACGATGCACCGGATTGTTTTCGGTGCATCATTTCGCGGTCCTCAGCCAGTGGCTCTGTCCGACTGCTGCGACTGAGGCCGCGTTTTCTCAACGCTCATAACGGAGTGTGTCCCATGAATGAATTCATAGCCATCTTTTTCGCTGTGCTCGGCGGCATCGTCTGCTGGGTAATCACTGACGAAAACCTGCGGCGAAACGACCGCGACTAAACGCATGCTCCGCACTGGAGGCGGTCTGCGTTTTGGGACTCAGGATCAATGATTCTGATTGACCGCTTCCAGTGTTTTTTCCGCTGACGGTCTGCGCCGGGTTCGACTCCCGGAAGCGGAATCGTGGTGAGCCGTGACACGCTCTTAATGACCATGGACCGGTTGCCACGACTCGAACAACTTAGAAAAGAGAAAGGAAGTCTTAATGTCAAAAGTGAAAGGACTCGGAGCAGATGCAGTGCTGCGAAAGCTACGAGCTGGCCACATCTGCAAACAGCGACTGCGAAACAGTGGCCGATTCTTTGCGCCGTACTTCTGCAAAACGGACATGTGGCGTTTTGAGGACGGAACTGAAGTCACCAATGTGGCTGTTTCAGTTCTCCGAAAACGCGGCCAGATCGCTGTCAGTATGTCTGCGACTCATCGATTTCTCAAGGTCATTAGCGAAGGGAACTGCAATGCTTGTTCTGGGTCGTAAGGTTGGCGAATCGATCGTGATCGATGGTGGAATCGTCGTCACGATCATGGAGATAAAAGGCGAGCGTGTTCGAGTTGGTGTGCATGCTCCGAGAGACGTCACTGTGCTGCGGGCGGAAGTGCAAGACGACCGGAAAGACGCGAAATGACGCAGCAATTTTTTCGTGAGGTAATGCAGTGGCGATTCTTTGTTGAGGGCTTGCCGATTGCTCAACCTCGGACACGGTCAACGGCCAGCGGAAGACATTACACGCCAGACAACGGGATACACAAATGGAAGCGGTCTCTGCAGTTCGTGGCGCGGCAACATTACCACGGCAAAAAGATTGAAGGGCCGTTTCGTGTTGACTTGCTGTTCGTGTTTCCTCGCCCGAAATCAATTCAGTGGAAAACGAAACCGATGCCGCAAATCTGGCACATCAAAAAGCCAGATCGTGACAACTTGGATAAAGCAGTTCTCGACGCACTGACAGGAATTTTCTGGCATGACGATTGCCAGGTGTGCTCCGGAACAATTGATAAGCAGATAGCAGATGGTGATTCGAAAAGTGGTGTTGAGGTGTTTATTTACAAACTGGAAGGAATGGAAGTATGAAGATTGTAACGGGTAAGAAACCAAAACCACGACGAACGCTGCTCTATGGCGTTCACGGCATCGGTAAAAGCACATGGGCGGCACAGGCACCGGACTGCCTGATTCTGAATCTGGAGGACGGACTCGACGACATTGACTGTCAGCGGACTGAACACCTGACAGCGATGGAATCGGTCAATCAAATCCTGATTGATCTGGCGAACGAGAAGCATGACTTTAGAACAATTGCTGTCGACTCAATCGACTGGCTCGAAGGGTTGCTGCACGCACAGGTCGCACGCGATGCAGGCAAGGATTCTATTTCCGAAATCGGGTTCGGTAAGGGTTACGAAGCTGCCCTGAAATACTGGGATGACTTCGTGTTTAAGCTCGACTGGCTCCGCAAGGAAAAGGGCATGCAGATCATTCTGCTGGCTCATTCAGCCATTGTAAAGCATTCAGATCCTGAGGTTGATTCCTACGACCGGTATCAGCCTGCACTGCACAAGTCGGCGTCCGCCATGTTGCAGGAATGGTGCGATGAAGTGCTCTTCGCATCGTATCGCGTGTTTGTCCGGAAAGAGGATCTTGGGTTCTCGAAGGAACGAAACATCGCTGTGAGCAATAGCGAGCGATACATCCGAACGCAGGAAACGGCAGCATGCCTGGCAAAGAATCGGCTGCAGGACATGCCAGCAGAGATCCCATTCTCATGGGCTGACTATGCGAAGTATTTCCCGAAGAGCAGTGAAGAAGCAACCTCAACAAAGAAAGCAGGGTGATTGACCATGGCGAGTTTGACAGATTTGGATTTGAAAAACACACAGGCGGGCGGTTCATTCGAACCGATTCCAGCAGGTGAATACCCGGCTATTCTGGTTCACAGTGAGAAGAAGCCTACGAAGGACGGCACCGGCGCACGGCTGGAACTGAAGTTCCAGATTCTCAACGGTCCATACCAGAACCGGACTTTGTTTGATGGTTTGAACATCATCAACAAATCATCGCAGGCACAGCAGATCGGGCGAGGGCAGTTAAAGGCGTTGTGTGTTGCGTGCGGTTTGCCAGATCCGAACGATTCAGCAGAGTTGCACAATCGACCGCTCAACATTCGGGTTGCGATCGGCAAAGACCAGAACGGAAACCCTCGGAACGAAATCAAGGGTTACAAGTCCCGTTCCGAGTCAAACGCACAGCAGCAGACCAACATGATGACGGAAGCGTTTTCGCATCCTGCTCAGACAACGTCTGCCAGTCCGGCGAATCCGTTTGCAAAGAAATGAAACCCGGTGGTGTGTCGCCTCCGGTGCTCGGCAGTGTCTGTCTACAGCTCGCACTGCCGGGCATTTTTTATCGACTCATGGAAGGACTGCAACATGCGCAAATGGTCGAACTACATATCAGACCCTGAAGAGTGGTCTGACAGGTGCGTTGAAGATCCGCAGTGGGTGGCTGAATGTCTTTCACGCATTGGCCGCTTCGGTGGACAGCACCCGACAGCCAGCGTTCTGGCTCATTCGCTGGAGGTCTTCGAACGGCTGTTAGATGAGCCGCCACAGGTGCAACTGTGGGGACTCTACCACGACGCACACGAGATCCTGACCAGCGACGTGCCGCGTCCATTCAAGACCGCTGACATGTGCCGTTTTCAGATTTTCTGTGACGCATTGCTGCAGGAAAAACTAGGCATCTTGGTGATTGAAGCAGTGGTGGAGATCGCTGACACGGCCCAGGGTGATTTAGAGCACGATTTGTGGAATCAGTATTTCGGTATCTGGACTGACTTTGACGTTGATAAACAGGTGATTGCTTTTGTTGAACGTGTAAACCTTATGAAAGGATTTCTCAGATGATTATTGAAGAGACACCAGCACCAGTTGACGCTCTGATCGTATCGACGCTGGCAGAGTTTCGACCGGATGAACTGGCAATTGCTCAGGTCCGTGAGTTTGGCCAGTTGACCGTGGCAACGGTCGGCATCAAGGCCGTCACCGAAGCACGCAAGACTGTGAAGCGGCTGCGACTGGAGATCGACAAGCGACGGAAAGATTTGAACGAAGGAGCCCTGAAGTACCAGCGGGCGATTAACGCTGAAGCGAAACGACTGATCAGCGAAATCGAACCGATCGAAGGCAGGCTGTCGGCAGAGGAAGAGAACTACGAAGCGGAACGGCTGAAAGAAAAGCAGCAGAAGGAAGCCGAGAAGCGTGAACGGCTGCAAAGTCGACTTAACCGACTGGCTGCCATCGGTGTTGTTGGCGTCGATCTGAACGCACTGGACGTAATGGATGACGGATTTTTCGAGGCACTGCTGACAGCGGAAACGCAGAAAGCTGCAGCACGAAAAATCGAAGAGGAACAGTTGCGCAGGGATCGCGAAGAATTGCAGCGACTGCGAGCGGAGAACGAACGGCGCGAAATCGAAGCACGTGAATCCGAACGCCGTGCTGCAGAACAGGCACGGGCCGAAGCACTTAAGCCGGAGATCGAGAAGGCCGAAGCATTTGGCGAAGCGTTACTGACGGATGCACGTGACGAACTGGCACGGATTGGAAATCCGTATTGGACTGAAACGGCATTGATGGAAATTCAGGCGGCTGTCAGCGAGATTGTTAAGGCAGTGAGGAATACGCGATGAGTTACGAAACGTTTATCAAATCTAAAAGCCAATGGGGAAGTCGCGGCGGATTTGAACCAGATAACGAGATGCCGTTCCTTTACGATTTTCAGGCGTATCTGGTTCAGTGGGCGTTGAGTCTCGGGCGTGCTGCGATATTCGCGGATTGCGGCATGGGGAAAACCGCAATGCAGTTGGCATGGTCTCAACATGTCATTGAGCACACTGGGAAACCAGTGTTGATCGTTACGCCGCTTGCTGTAGGTGCTCAAACTGTAGAGGAGGCGGGTCGTTTCGGACTGACAGCGAAACGCTCACGGGATGGCACAACTGACGGCACTACCTGCATCTGGGTGACTAACTATGAACAGCTACACAAGTTCGATCACACATTATTTTCTGGTGTGGTCTGTGACGAATCATCCGGAATCAAGGACTTTAAAAGCGAACGAAAAGCGACGGTAGTCGATTTCATGCGAACGATACCGTATCGGTTGCTGTGTACAGCAACTGCTGCACCTAATGATTACTGGGAACTTGGAACGAGTTCTGAAGCATTAGGTCTGCTCGGTTTTCGTGACATGATTACGAAGTTCTTCAAGCAGGAAACATCAAAAGATCATCACGGATGGGGGCGCACAAAGTATAGGTTTCGCGGTCATGCTGAGGAACCGTTCTGGTCGTGGGTTACTTCGTGGTCACGATCACTGCAACGTCCGTCAGATTTAGGATTTGATGACACTCGTTTTATTCTTCCACCGCTCACTGAAACAGCTCACATCGTTGAAAGCACAAAGGCTCGTCCGGGGATGCTGTTCGCGATGTCGGCTAACGATATGAGAGAAGAGCGAGAGGAACGTCGCGTTACCATCAACGAAAGATGTGCAAAAGCGGTTGAACTGGCAAATGAACACAACGGATCGACAGCACTGTGGGGCGAACTAAATCCAGAGTGTGACCTGCTGGAAAAGATGCTCGACGATTGCGTTCAGGTTCGTGGTTCAATGCCAGATGAACAGAAAGAAGAATACCTGCTCGGATTTGCAAAAGGACAAATTAAACGTCTCGTATGCAAACCAAAGATTGGAGCATGGGGACTGAATTTTCAGATTTGCAATCATGAAGTGATTTTCCCGAGTCATTCATTTGAGCAGTATTATCAGGTGGTGCGTCGATGTTACCGATTCGGGCAAAAGAACCCGGTGACTATCAACATGGTTTTGAGCGAAGGAGAACGAAAGATTGCTGACAACCTGCAGCGAAAAAAAGAGCAGGTAGAAAACATGTTCCGCAACCTCGTGTACCACATGCGTGACAGTATGCACCTCGTTTCAAAAGACTTTTTTCCAGAAGTAGAAAAGGTTCCATCATGGCTGTAATGGATCAGGTTATCACGGATCAATACGCAATCTACAACGGTGATTCAGCAGAGATGCTTTCATCGCTGCCCGATGAATCAGTAGGGATGTCGATCTACTCGCCTCCATTTGCAACGGAGAACGGTGGCTGTCTATACAACTATTCGTCAAGCGTTCGCGACTTGTCGAATGCTCGAACGTATGACGAGTTTTTTGAACACTACGGATTTATCGTCAGCCACATTGCCCGCGTAATGAAGCCGGGGCGAATATCTGCTGTTCATTGCATGGATGTTCCAAAGCAGGGAGCCAACATCTGCGGGTACACAGATTTCCCCGGAGACATTATTAGGCTTCATGAGTCACTTGGGTTTGAAATGCTGCCGCGTATCTGCATTTGGAAAGAGCCGCTCGCTGTTCGCAATCGCACCATGAGCAAGGCATTGGCTCATCGTCAGATTTGCGAGGACGCAACACTGACTAATGTTGCATCGGCTGACTACCTGATCCCGTTTCGAAAACGTGGAGTGAATCCCGAACCTGTTACTCATCCAAATGGGTTACTCGAATACCACGGCGAACGAGAGATTCCAAAAGAGCTTCGTAAACTGAAAGGGTATCAGGGAAACCAGATCGAAAACCGTTTCTCACATTGGATTTGGAGGCACTACGCTTCATCGTTTTGGGATGATATCAGAATTGAAAACGTGCTGCCTTATGAAGAGTCAAAAGACGAAGGCGATGAAAGGCATCAGCACCCATTACAACTGGATGTGATTTACCGAGCCGTTCAAATGTGGACGAATCCCGATGACGTCGTCTTGACTCCATTCATGGGCGTCGGATCTGAAGTGTATGGTGCTGTGATGCAGGGCCGAAAGGGAGTAGGGTGCGAACTGAAACCGAGTTATTACAGACAAGCTGTTAAAAACCTTTCATCAGCCAGCGAAACTACCAAAGCAAAACCAGAGAGAATGCTATTCGACATGGAGGTTGAATAATGATCCCCCGCTGGTATCAAACCGCAGCCAATGACGCCGCATGGCATTACCTCGCGACTCAGCCCGGGAACCCTTTAATCGTTTTGCCGACGGGTGCGGGCAAGTCGCTGGTAATTGCCATGCTGGCGAAACAGGCTATTGAATTCGGTGCTCAGGTAATCGTCCTGCAGCACCGAAAAGAGTTGATCCAACAGAACGCGGAGAAGATCCGGATTCTGTTGCCAGAGATCCCGGTCGGGATTTATTCAGCCGGGCTGAACTCGAAGCAAACTCAGCAGCCGATTCTGTGCGCTGGAATCCAGTCAGTGTACCGGCAGGCAGCACAGATCGGCGAACGGCAGTTGATCATCATCGACGAAGCTCATTTGGTGAGTTCGTCCGATGAAACGATGTATGGGCAGTTTATAGCTGATGTCATCGCATTGAATCCAACGGCCAGAGTTACTGGATTGACTGCGACGCCATTCAGGACCGGTGAAGGGCCGATCTGCGGAAAGAAAAAACTGTTCCAGCGGATCTGTTTTGAAGCGTTTACCGGTGATCTGATCACGGAAGGTTTTCTTTGCGAGATCACAAACAAGCCATCAGATCAGCAGATCGACACCAGCTCAGCGAAACTGCGTGGCGGTGAGTTTGTTGAATCCGATCTGCAACGGATTTTTGGTGGCGATGATACGGTGCTGCATGCCTGTCGTGAGATTATTGAGAAGACTCAGGACCGGCATTCGATTCTGGTATTCTCCAGCGGTGTGGCACATGCCGACAACGTCGCTGACACGCTGCAGAGACTGACCGGAGAAAAGACCGCAGTTATCACAGGTGACACGATGCCGATCGAGCGAGCGGCGTATCTGCAGCAGTTCAAGGCTGGTGAAATCAGATGGCTGGTCAATTGTGACGTCCTGACGACTGGCTTTGACGCTCCGTGCATCGACGCTATCGCGATACTTCGGGCGACGATGAGCCCTGGGCTGTTCGCTCAGATGGTCGGGCGAGGACTGCGGAAGCATGACAGCAAACAGAACGCACTGATTCTCGATTTCGGCGGCAACATTGAGCGGCACGGAAGTTTGGACGATCGGAATTACGGACGGGCCAAAGGCTCGAAGCCGGGATCTGCACAGCCACAGGAACGCAACGGACGCGGGCGAGAATGCCTGAACTGCAAACTCGACGTGCCAGCCGGTGAACCTGAGTGCCCGGAATGCGGGTTCAGATTTCCCGGCAGACATCAGGCACACGCTGACACGGATTCACAGTTGACGGGCGAAGTCCCGCCGGAAACGTGGATCGTCGAGGGCTGTAAGTGGGGAACGCACTACAAGAAAAAAGATCCGGAAGCACCACCGACGCTGCGAATCGATTACGAGTGCCAGCCGGTCGACGT